CGAACCCTTTACAATAGATGTAGAATGTAATAGGCTATTGGTTAGTGATGGAGTCGCAAATATGCTTTGTGGCTTCATCTACTACCATTATATGGTTGATGCAAACATTCAAGTTAACCAACTAAGCGGAACGTCTAGAACGTCGTCAGAAGTAAGTGAAAACATAAGCATTCAATCGCAAGTGTACGAAAGGTTTAATAGTAGTGTTTACACGGCTAGAGCAATACAAGAATACATTTGTTTGAATAGTTCAATCGTAGTTTACAATGACTTCAATGGTCAACGCTTAAAACTTAACTACTCGTTATGATTAAAACAGGAGCGCAATTCTTTGAAACTAACATACTCGGAAAAATCAACAGTGAGGTTAAGATAGCTGAAATAGTTCTATCTAGTCCTACACGTTGGGTTGTTCGTTTATGTGAACTTAAATGGCTGCGTACACCAGGTTTATTATTAACAGATAGCAACGAGGGATGGCTTGTAAATTCTATCAACACGGTTAATAACACAGTTGAGTTAACACCACCAAATGACACAGCCGTTTTAATTGCTCAACAAGTGGTAAATATTGATTTACCCGTTCTTAAAGTTGGTACACAATTAAACTTAAACGCTGAACAAACCCATAAAATGAATACTGTCGGTTCTCCTTTAGAGCCTTTATTTGTGTGGTTAGTTGAAACGATTAAGGGAAAACGTTTGCTTAAAGAGGAAAATGGGGGTGCTCAATATGAGTTTGTTTTTTGCGTGTTATTTACCTTGAATAGTCCAATTGAAGATACGTTTAATAATCAACGTCACTTTGATGGTGTTGTACAGGCTACACAGTTAGTAGATGAATTAACGCGTGTAATGGATGAATCAAATGGAATAACGAGGGAAACGGCGGTTGATTTTATTGAATACAATCTATTTGGGAGGGAAACAAAACAAGGTATTGAAAAATATATCCTCGATGCTAATTTGTCGGGCATCGAGTGCAGGGTAACTGTAAGAGCGACAAGAAAAATGTGTAACTGCGAGTGTTAATGCTCGCTTAATTTTATAAAATATGGCATTAGATGTTCAAGGATGTTGTGAAAAAGACATTCATTCATTAGGTGTAGGCTGTTCATTAGAAGCAGTATCTTTCACTAACGTATTCGCTTTAGAGCGTTATAGAGATGGCTTCCAAGCCTTTCTACCCGCTCAAGACGGTGTAAAGACAATTGGCGAAACCATTCAAGACATGGTTGCTCAAACGTCTACAACGCATAACAATTTATATCCATTCCCACGTCCAACGCAAATTACATTTGTTCCAAGTGACGAAACTACTTCGACAGACCCAGTAGGATACGAGCAAGTTAACGGTGGTGGAAATATCTACATGGCAACGATCTCATTCATTGGCGACAATGCTACTACTCAATTAGAGCGTAACATTAAATCATTGTTTGGTTGCAAAGATATTGATGTTGTTTTTGGTGACGATAATGGGGCAATCGTAGGACTCAAGAAATTAGGTTTAGATGCTGCTTTGTTTGGATGGCAAGTACAGCGTTCAACGGTTAAAATCAAGTTCGAGCGTGCAATTAAAGGAACAGACGTAAACAAATTAACGCTTTCATTCCAAGTGTTGAAAGTTTCAGTTACTTCTCAATGGACTTCGATTATTCCAGCAGATGTACTTGGATATTCAGCAGAGGATTTAACGCCTTTACGTTACTTCACGGGGCGTTTAAGTACTGTTTCTGCTACTTCATTGAGCGTTCAATTTATCGGAGATTCAGCAGATGCAACGAAGAAATTGTATTTAAAAGGATTTACGGGTACTTCACCACAAGTATTGACGTTGGTTAACTTAACGGCTAATACGAGTACAGCGATTGCAAGTGGTAGTATTGTAGAAGTTCCAGTTGACGATTCATTAGTTACAAACTTAGTTGGTACAAGCTACACCGTTACAATTACTGCTGCTACAACTGGTGACGAATTAAAATTGGTTGCAACGGGTGTAAGTGGTTACGAAACTATCACTTCAAATATTGTTGAAGCGTTGTAATCATGGCTAACGTTATCACAGTAGACGGTGAGCGATTCAATGGTGATTATCTAAAGACTATTACCGATAGGATGGCAGTTAGACAATTAGAGCATTTGTATAGTTACGGAACTATCATGAAGGCTTGGAAGATTGCTAACGGGAAAACCGTTCCGAATGTGAAGAAAAGTAGCAAATCGGAAAAACCAATTGAAGAAAAACCAATTGAAGATTAAAAAGAAAGGCTTGCAGAAATGTGAGCCTTTTGTTATTTTACCACTTATCATCTTGTTTTACCTTTCGTACTAATTATAGTCAATACTAATAATTGTTTTTATATGTTTGTTGGTAAGTTAAAAAAAAATATGGGAAGCATAGAAACCTTTACTTTCATTGAAAAATCAATGAAAAATCTTCTTGAAAGCGGAGAATCAGACATTATTGAATGGGAAAATGGAATGGTAAAAGAATACTGGGAAGATATTAGTTTTATTGCTAATGGGAAAATGAAGTCAGCAAATGAACTTTGGAATGAAAACAAAGAAAAAATCTTGAATTGGTCTAAAGAAGTTTGTATTGGTTTTAAAGAAAGAACTGAATACAGTCCACGTTTGCATGTTTATTTTTTAAATAAACTTGAAGAAATTATAGATGATTACAATGTTTTCATGTTAAAATATGATTTAAAAGAAAATAAAAACACTTGGTTTTTTGAAGCATTAGAAGTTGTCTATTTTTTAAAACATAACTTCATTTACGTTACGTCATCAATTTTTATTTAAAATAAACCGTATATTTGCTTTAATTCATGTCAATGTTATTTTTGTTTATTGGAAAGCGGGGTTTTTACTTCGCTTTTTTTTGTTTTTATAAATATGGCTTATTTGGACTTTACGGGAATTTACAGCTTCATTGATAGTGGTCTTTCATTATCAGAGAATGGAGCGTGGAAATATTCGTTAAGCAAGTCCGATGTACAAAGGGAAATAATTAGAATGAATCAAGAGCAACTATATGAAGAGGGAGAAGATTCAAAAGGACGCTGGTTAGGATTATACAGACCATTTACAATAGTTAAGAAGTTAAAGAATAATAATCCTAAAGGACGAAGAGTTGACCATGTTACACTTTACGACCAAGGACGTTTTTACGCATCTATGAAAGTTAATTACGATTCAGATTCTTTTGAGGTAACGGCAGACGACAGTAGTTACTATGACCGTCCGCTATTTGAAATATACGGCGAGGATGTAGTTGGATTAAATAGTTTCAATCTTGAAAGACTTAGATTATACATAACAAAATATTACCATGAATACATTGCAGAAAAACTACTACGTTGATATTAACGAATTGCTATTATTCAAATGGCAAACTTGTCAAAGTGGTAACGGTGATTTTTGGGTTTTAAGACGTTCAAATGAAGTGACTGAACAACATAATCGTAAATGGTTATTAGGTCTCTTTAAAAAGTCTGAATGCAACGAGGAAAACGATTTAACAGCTTGGAATTTAGTACAGAAATCATTTGTTGATAGGCTAGGAGTTCCTAATGCAAATAAGGAATTTGCAGATTTACAACGAAAGCATACAAAAGCGATTTACAAGTACCTTTCGGAAAATGAAGATTCACCAAATAAAAGGATGCTATTAAATGATATTGATTTTTATCAAGATAAAATAGATTCATTATTAAAGGTAGGTGAAAATACACCAAAAAACACCGTCGAAGAAACGCTTTTAACGCTTTCGAAAGGCGAGGGAATGAAATTAACAACACACAACACTACTGTACTAGATTTTCACCTATTACTAGAAAAATACAAGAACAATGGCTAAGCAAGGATTAAATGAAGTTTGGAAAGGTGATAAGTCACCAATTGCACAATTAACGGAAGATTTACGTATAAGCCGTTCTGAATTGGATTTGTACACCGTTTCCATAGAAAAGACTAAAGAAGCGTTACAAGGTATTACAAATGAAGCTAAGAAAGCGAAAGCAAATAAAGATAGTGGTGCGGGATTAAGCGGTTTACAGGCTACAAACGAGGAACATAAAAAGGCTATTGCGTTGCTTGAAAAAGAGAAAGCTGCTAGAGAATCTTTGAGAACATTAAATGATAAGCTGTCAGTAACAAAGAAACAGCAAATAGCTGCTGAAACAGCATTGAATAAACAGCGTGAGCGAGCCTTAGCGCAAATAGCAAAAGAAAGTAGTGCATACAATAAATTAAAAGCTACATTGTCTAGGTTAAAACTTGAGTATTTAGAACTTGGAGCGCAAAACCAACAAAACACAACACGGGGAAAAGAATTATTGGTTCAAATAACTGCTTTAGATAAAAAATATAAAGACTTAAATAGAAGTGTAGGTAATAATCAAGTTTTTGTTGGTGAATATGAAAAGGGATTAGGACGTTTAAAAAATAGTTTTCGTTCACTAATCGGTTTGGCTGGTCAATTTGGTTTGACACTTGGTTTTGCTGCTATGGGTCGCTCTTTAGCTGATACTGAAATAAAGCTTAAAGCGCAAAGGTTAGCTTTAGCAAATGTTTTGAGTAGTCAACATGATTATGAAAAAAGCCTTAGGTATTTAAGTGAGTTAAGTAAGAGTTACGGACAGGATTTACTTGTTTTAACGGACACTTACAAAAATTTTATAGCTTCATCAGAAAGTTCAAATCTATCTTTATTTGAACGTAATAAAATATATGAATCAATCATTAAAGCTGGTTCATCATTAGCATTATCTAACGAACAAATAGAGGGTTCGTTACTTGCTGTTTCCCAAATGTTTTCTAAGGGAACGGTATCAGCTGAAGAGTTAAGAGGGCAATTAGGAGAAAGAATTCCTGGTGCATTTGGTTTATTTGCAAAAGCTGCGGGGGTGTCTGAGGCTGAGTTAGGTAAAATGTTGCAAAAAGGAGAAATACTTGCAAAAGACATACTACCAAAGTTTGCTATTGAATTAGAAAACGCCTATGGTGAAAAAGCTACACAAAACTTAAAGACAATTTCTGGAGCTTGGAATGTTGCTCAAACACAAATATCTGAATACATATCTAAAGCAAATACGGCTGGGGGATATACAGAACGATTGGCTGCTGCTATTTCATTTCTAGGTAAAAATATAGGTGGTATAATTACGGGTATATCTTTAGTGGGTAAAGCATTTTTAATATACAAGACAAGAGTAATTGCTTTAAATATTGCTAATAAACTATTTGGAGATGGAACAGAACAAAATAATAGGTCTCTAAAAAACTTAGGCTCAAACTTGAAAAATGCTACTAGTGCTTCTAGTGGTTTAGGTTCTGCTTTAAAAGGGATAGGATGGACAGCTTTAATAGGTTTAATTACTGAGGTTGCACAAAGGTTTTATGATATAGCTTCTGGAGCAGCTTTAGCAAGACAAAGAACAGATGAATTTGCAAAAGCAGTAGATAGAGGGAATAAAAGTGGCGATAAAATTTCAGGTGGTTTGCTCGAATCTTTAAAAAAACAATTACAAACAATAGATTTATTAAATGTTTCAGAAAAAGAACGTTTAAGATTAAAAAAGGAAGCTTACAGCTTTACACAAGCTGAATTAAAGCTAAAAATAAACGAAGCTTCATTATTATATAAAACCTTGGAATCTAGTAGACAACAAGCGAAGTTAGATCGTGATAAGTTTGTTCGTGAAAATGGTATGTTTAATATTAATACCCAAGCACAACTACAAGTAGAGTATCAATTAAAAGAATCTGTTGTTACGGCTGTTACAGCAAGACAAAAAGAAGCTAGAACTGTTATTGAAAATCTACGTGGCGAATATTCTAATTTAAGCGATACACTTCATGATTTGTCAGTAGAGCAAAAAACAACAATTAGTAATACGGATATTGAAAGTAAAAAAGTTAAAGAAAAAACAAAAAACTATAAAGATGCAAATGACCAAATACAAAGAATGGTTTCGTTGTTGGCTGAGCTACAACAAATACAGGACGATGTAAGTGTTTCGGAAAGTGAAATAAGACTTAACCAAGCAATACAAACAGAAATTGATTCTATAATTGAAACGGGGCAATATTCACTTGAATTGATAAATAAAATAATTTTAGCACAATATGAACTTGAAAAGGCTATTATTGATAGACAAGCAACAGAAGAAATAGATTTAGCAAAAAATGAAGATGAAGTAATAAAAGCTGGTGAAAAAAGGGGTATTAAATTACTTGAATTAGAAGATAGAATTGCTCAAAAGAAAAAGGATATAAATGAAAAGGTAAATGATGCTTTAGGAAATCGCGAACAAAAATGGATAGACCAACAGAAAAACGGAGCGAATGAAGTAGCTGAAAATGATAAAAAGTTACACGATGAAGAATTAGCAAGACAAAAAGAAATAGCTGATTTACGAAAAAAAACCGTAGAGGAATTAATACAAATGCAGATTGAAAAGTCAAAAGCAGTTGAAACGGCAATAGGTAAAGAAATAGACGCGAATAAAAAAGCACAAGACCAATTACAAGAACAGGCTAATCTAGGTGTTGATACGGCAAAACAATCTTTAGCTGAATTACAGAAAATAGAGATTGAGAAAACAAAAGCACAGGCAAAAGAAGCGAAGAAACAAGAGAGTTTAGAACGAATTAAGGTAGCTTATCAGTTGTTTGAACAGTTCATATCTAAAGGTGACAACGTGGCAACAGCGGGTGGAAAAACACTATCAGGAATGAGTGTATTAACCGCTTTAATTAATGGGTTTAAAAAATTCTTTCATGGTACGGATGACACGGGTAAAACGGGTGGAATGAAAGACCAATACGGAAATATTACGGGTGTAACGCATGAGAATGAACAAGTATGGAGTGTTGCAGACCGTAAAGCAGTAGGATTCAAGTCGCGTAAAGAAATCAAGGAAGCGGTTAAATTGGCTGAATCAGGCGGTTTAAATCCTGTTTTTTATAATGCAAGCGTACGTAAAGATTCATTCTCAATGGCTGAAAAGGTTCAAGAGAAAGAAAACTTTAAGCCTGTATTAAGTGCATTAGATAAGGTGTATCGTGCAATTGCTGAAAAACCTGACCAAACATTTAGTGTTGAAATGGTTGACGGTATAGGAAAAGCCGTAGTAGCTACAATGAAAAAAGGGAATGATAAACTAACTAAAATATATTCATAATGGATATTTACGGCGGTATAAACGAATCTGAAAAGCTAAATCCTGAGGGATGGGAGCAGTTCGGATTAGTTCGACAATTTGAAGTTCAAGATAATAGATTGACGGTTGATACAGGAAGCTTAACACTTTACCGTGAAGATAGGCAACTACTACACGATTGGAATTATTTACAATATGGTAGATTTATAAATTACCCTATCAAGATAACGTCGGGGAACAACTATGTAGGTAGGTATTATTTAGACTTATCAACGCAAGTGTTTACAGATTCATCATTTACGGCAAATCTAGTTGTTCGAATGGGTAATGACCATTTCTTTGAACGTGCAAAAGGCTTGTTATTTGAAGAGGTACGTGCAAAAGGCTTTATTTTAGATTCAATGCTAGTTAATTTCCCTTATCAAATAGTTCAGCAGTATACAACACTTGAAAAGGTTATTTTAGTTGCTACATTGATAGGATTGAGTCAAACTTTTATAAACATAATTAGGGATGCAGCGTATTTGATTAATGAAATTGCAAACCCCACGAATGTAGCAGCTTTGATATTAAAGGCTTTAACATTCGCTATTTGGGTGACGGCAACAGTTGTGCTAACTATTCAATTGATTAAGGAAATAAAAGCATTAGTTTGCCCTAAGATAAGAAATTTAAAAGGGTGTTCAGATTATGATTTAATTGATGCTGGTTGTCGTTATTTAGGATTTACATTTGCTAGTGATTACATGGTGCAATTTAAAGATAACACTTTCTTTTTGCCTGTTCCCGAAGCCGTACCAAGTAAATCGTACTTTGATTTTACACAAGATGAACTTACAAATGTATTTCAAAATAAAGGCTATCCAACTGTATTAGATGGTGAATTAGGCTTTCTTTGGGGTTTAATTGACGATTGGTTACGCTTGCATAATTTAGAGATATTTGTTCGTGATGGATTAGTAAGAATCGAAACACCCGAATATTTCAATAATACAGCAAATCTACAATTACCATACGCATTTAGTGACCAGACAAATTCTCAAAAAGAATGGACGTATAACAACGAATTACGAGATGTTTGGCGAAGAAAATACTTAACATATCAAACTGATTATGTAGATACGCATTCTCCTGATATTGATGGTCCTGTTAGAACTGAATACATAACCGAACCTATTAATATACCAACGGGATTTGAGGATTTGATAGCGCATAAAGGAATGAATGAGATACAAAGTGGTTTTGCATTATTGAAGCGTAAAAACAAGTTATTACCGGGTGAAAAAGTATTGTTTGAAATAGCGAAAAAAGCAGACCAAATAATTAACTTATTCGGCGGTTCATCAAATTTTGCAAGTGGTATAAATGAACGTCAAGGAATAGGAATGATAGGTTCACAATGGTATAGCGTACCTAAAAGAGTTTATGCGAATCGGTCAAATGGGAAACAGCCATCAGACTACTTGCAAAAACTTTCTTTGGACACGTTGTATTTAACGAATCATGCTCAATTTGATGTTAAGAACCAAAATTCAAAACGATTTGAAATTGAAATACCATTAACGCCAAATCAATTTGACATCTTTCAGGCTAATAATAGATTTTATTTCTTAACAGGCGAATTAGCAAAGTGCATGAGTTGTACATTTAAAGAAGCAAAATCCCAAAGAGTTGCAAGTATGATAGTTCAAATTGAAGATAATAGCGCGTTTAACACAAAAACAACTAAATTAGCATGATGAATTTAGACAACACAATAAAAGACTTACAAAAGGCATTATCTGAAATATTGCCAAATTCGGGATTAACACCCGAACAAAAAGCGAGTGTAGGCAAAATAATGAATGGTAGTGCTTCAATTGCTTCATTAATGGGTAAAATTGATATTGATAATACAAATATTGATAGCCTTTTAAAAGATGCTATTTCTAAGCAACAAACAATAGAACAACAATTTAACGATTTGAAAGATGGGATTAATAGTAATAGATAAAGAGTATACGGATGAACAAAGCCGTGTTTACACTAACTATTTTGCAAATGTAATTGACGAGAGAAAACACTCTATAACATTAGAGCTAAATTATAACGTTCTTATCGGTGGTTCTGTTGTTGTTGAAAAAGACGAAAATCATTTGTTTTTGCCAATTGGTCAAACTTGGGAATCTTACGGAATTGTTGAGGGTTGCACGATTACAGGAACTTACGGGGGGAATACTATTCCAGCATTAACAACGGTAACATTTTGCGAGGACAGAACATTAGTGTTGAGTAGTGTGTTACCGGGTGCAAATGCTAACTATTCAACAGGAGAACTTTTCTTTGATATTACACCCGAATCTATAGAGTTCTTTTTTAACTACGTTCCAAGTTCAGAAGTTGGAAATGAATTTTCTTTGATAGATGGAAATCCAAATAAGTATGTTGCAGATGGTGTTGATGCATTAACAATAGGTGGACCAATACTTGTAATGAGCCAATTGGGTAATACTTCGGGTGGCTGGAATAATACTCCCTATATTTTTAGAATTGCTGATTCATCGGTTGGTAGAAAAAGATACGTTGTAGAATTTTCGGATAGACAACCATATTTCTTGAATGGTGAATTATTTGAATATGGCGATTGTGTAAAGCCGTGGTATAAATTCTCATTTCTATCTCAAACATCAAACCCATCAATTAGAATTTCCACAATAAGCTACGCATCACTTGGAAACACAGGTTTTTTTGGTGAATCTTTTAATGGCAACCAACCTAACTACTATGCTAGTGGTGTAATTGATGGTGTTTATGAAGTAGCAAGTACAACGCTTACTGTTTCCACGGATGTAGTTTCAGTTGTAGATTACGTTGAAGATACTGATTTTATAGTTCGTGTTGATGGTAAATTTGATGCTACTTCTAAATTTGGAATTGCATTTTTTAGAGTTCCAAATCCTGATGAATATCAAAATCTAACATCACAAATAAGTTTTAACGCTAGTACTTGTATTGAAGATAATTTAATTGTTGGTGTTAATCCTGATATAATTGGCTTACTAAATAGTTCAGGTGCATCGGTAAATATTACAAATGTACTTATACAACAGTTTGGTACATACGCATTGATTAAAGGTACAATTGAACCGCAACCATTATTTACGTCTTACATTTCGGACGTAGCGAATTATTCAAAATTATACAGATTAGCAGTTAAGGTTGAAGATTGGGAGCTTACAGGAGATTCAATTAAGCCAGTTTGGTTGACAGCTTCTTACGGTGAATTGCAGAAATACATTCCGCCATTAGGCGCGTGGTTAGATGCTTTTGGCTACACTTTAACCGACCATAAAGGAGATACAACACCGTTTGTGAGTGGAACGTATGGATTTGTTCCAGAATATTTAATAACCGAGGACAACGTTAATTTACAACTAAAACTACGTGTACCGCGTCCAAGCACTCAAATAGCGCAAGGACGAACATACACAGGAGTTACAGTATCGGTTGTTGCAAAGCACGTAGTATTTGGAACAACATTTAAATTTGAATCTTTTGATTTACCTTTTGGAGCGGAATTAGGTGACGATACATTGTTATTTGACAACACAATAGGTAGAGGTTTTAAATATCCCGCAACTTCGCCAAATAATGTAATTACAACTGGTCGCTCATTGCCTGAGGATAATGTAGATTCATTCGGCGTATTTATCGACTACGGAATTTTAATGAATTGGAAATACTGGGAGCAACAATTGAACGCAGCTATTGATTTTTATCCTAATCAAGACAAAGATTGGTTTCATTATCAAAGTGGTTTTTGGGTGCTAGATATGATGTTTGAATTGCAAACAACGGATGGTGCTTATGTTAATTTCGTTTCTTTGGAACATACGACATACGACGATTCTGACGTAGTTTCAACGATTGAGTTTTTCAAAGAAGATTTAACGCCAATTACAAAACCGTTGTTAGGTGAGAAATGTATAGTTAGAGCAACGCACGCAGCACCATTTGGTGACCCTTGGGAATCGGATGTTTGGGGAGAAATAACGGTTGAGCCATTTGAAAATAGTCCAAGATGGTTATCTTCTAGCCTTTACGACGACAATATAGGCGGTGGAAATCCTTTGCTTTCAATGCCTTTAAACACAAAGTTAAAGCGTACTTTGTCGGGTGATTTAGCTATATTTGAAACGGTTTTTGATGCTTCATTAATCAACACTTTAAATGGTATATCATTTACTAGCCGCGTTCAAGGAACTTCAAGAAAAGGTTTAGACGCTCAAAAATATTGGAATAGAACAAAAGTTTCAACGGAACTTGTTAAACCGCCACAAACATTCGCGAGTGACGATAGAAGTTTAAATGATTGTTGTGAGAAAAGGAAAGTTGTAGGTGATACAACAGACACGGATTCGTATAAAAATGACGTTACAAGCCATGTAATAAGTGGTGAAAGTGTTACATTTAATCTATTTGACCACAACGGAGATACTGGTTTTGTAATTGCTTCACAACCATTCGCACAACAAGCTAATATCTTCTATTGTACGTTGAATTGGCGAAATATACTTTCATTATACGGTGCTGGATGCTATCAATTACGCGCAACGGTTAACTATGCGGGATTAAATGAAGTAGTTGTAATAGAATCATTTGATTTGATACATTATAGTGCAGAAGCGTGTGCGAATGATGTACGCATAATGAGTATTTTCAACAATGAAGATGTTCGAAACGGCATTAAATACAATGGAACAAATGTTTTAGATTCTATTCGTGTAAATGGTCAATTCGGATATTCGCAAGACAATCTAAATATTAGAAACTTCACAAAAACAGATTTCGAGCAAACCGCAATAACACGACAAGCAAGAGAAACTTATGAAATTAGAACGTCACAATTGACCGATAAATTCATTAAGATTCTAAGCTACCATTTGCAACATGAAAGTTTTTGTTTGATTAGTGATTATTGTTTTGATAATCCACGTTACGACCTAAAAGATAAAGGTGTAATCGTTGTTGAAACACCTACTAAGGTTTATTCAGAAACAGGAAGTAGAACAATTTCGTTAACGTGTAAATTCGAAGAAAAGATAATTGATAATATTTCTACATATTCAAACGATAACCCGCAAGCTTCACCAATTGAAGTAGTATTTCAAAATAGCGGTTTTGCGACAGTTCAGAATACAGATGAAAGTTTTATAGTTACCTTTGATGCTTCAACGCCTTATGTTATACCCGATTCGACGTATAACATATTTGTTGATGGTGTTTTAGATTCGTCGGGAACATTTATTTCTTTAGAGCCAGTTACAAACTTTAATATAACAGCAATATAATGAGTACAATAAACATAAATTTAACGGGTGTTGCGCCAATTGGAGATATATTCTACAACGGCGACGGAACAATAACAACTAACAGGATAGTTGACTGTGATAACAACACACTATCCTTTGAAAATGGAACGGTATTTATTTTTGAAGCGACGAACGCACCAACGGGCGGGGATGCTTCATTTAATATCAACGGCTATGGTACAACGTCAAGCGATGTAATTGAACGCGTTACAAACGGTGCTGCAACTACGATTTACGAATTACTAGGTGACGGTCAATTTTCTTATGGTGCTTCTGACCCGTCATATTTAGGTAGTATTACTTCTTCTATTGGCGGATTGTATGTTAATAGCGCAACAACGGGTATTCGTTCAATTGGTGTAAGCGTAGGTGTGCAAGGTGAGGGAAATGTAGCAGTTTACGGAATAGGCACTTCAATCGGTGTTCAAGGTAGTGGAGTTTACGGTGGTTACTTTCAATCTCCATTAGCCGAATCTACTGCTAACCGCGCTGTTATGGCATTAGGTGGCGCGTATATTGAGAGTTTCGGGGTTAACGGAACACCTGAAACATCGGCTATTTTAGAAGCGCGTTCGACAACCAAGGGCGCGTTAATGCCACGAATGACCGAATCGGAAATGAACGCTATCACATCACCCGCAATAGGTCTTGAGGTGTTCAATACTACACGCGAGGAAAAGATGGTGTACACTACGGATTTTGGGTGGCATCCATGCGGTGAAATTAGACCGTATTGGGGTATGTATAACTATGAAAAGGTACAACCTACTCAAAATGGTGCGTTTGCTGTTTATAACAGTGTATCGGGTGGTACGAGTGGTTCAGCTTTATTAAACGCTTCAATTTCTCCACAAAGAGTTAGTGCTTTTTCAACGGCAACAAGCGCAACAGGGGAATACAGAAGAAATACAGGCTCGTTTTTCTTAGGCGCAACAGGAATTAAACAATACAAAACAGCGGTTTCATTTGACACATTAAGCGATGCAACGAATAGATACGTTGCTTTAGTCGGAATGTTTGGTTTTACAAATGGTTTAGGCGCAACGGGTGGATATGGATTCTGTTATGATGAGGGCGGAGTTTTCGCTTCGGCAACAGCTTCACCAAATTGGCTATGTATTTCTCGTGCTGCGGGTGCTTACACGGTTGTTGATAGTCTCATTCCCGTAACAACGACAGCTAGTGGTGCAATGCAAGACCTAGAAGTGCGTGACGATGGAACGGGAGCTCATATTGAATTTTTTATTAACGGTACATCAGTTGGAGTCATTACAACTAATATCCCACCGAACACTCAAGCGATTGGAGTAGGTGAAAAGATAGCTAAGCAAGCGGGTACAACAGCACGTTTAATGTACGTTGATTATAGCGAATACAAAGAAAAATTTAATACAGCGAGATAATTTTACACCTTTAAATAAAAAAAAATGATTAGAACAACGAAAAAAGTAATGATTGACAGCCAATTAGGCGAATACGATTTTGTCTATTTACAATGTGCTAACCCTTATTTCGACGATGAAAAAGACTTAGTTCAAGTTGATGTAAGTCAATCGGTAATTAAAGAGAGAGAAGTTAACGGAGTAATGAAAAGTTACTTCCATAAAATTAAAGGATATAAAGCATACTTCAAGCGTTCTACTTGGGATAGCCAATTTGGCGGTGTATCAAAAACAAATTATGACACGCTATTTATTAGCACTATCGCACTTGTAAATGATCGTGAATTAAACAACACTTGGACGGGTCAAGAATTACAACGTATATCTTACTGGGCAAAACCAATGACTTTTAACGGTGAAACATTAGGGGGAATAACAGCTAGTGACTTGGAAATTGTAACACCTGAAATTTTAGCAACTTTAAACCTTTAAAAAATGAAAGTATCTATTTCAGATGAAATAAGCCAATTCACAGGTGGAACGGTAATATTTAACGGTTTAGAGTATTTAGACACCACGGGACGAAACAATATAACAATTCAAACAATTGGAAGTGGTGGAGGTTTAGCAACTATTTATTTTTCAAATGATTTAGATACTGATTTTCTTTTATACGACGATTTATCTACTAATTACGATACTTCAAAATCAATTGATATTCGTCAATTTAATTATTTGTTTATGAAAATAGTAGTTAATAGCGGTGGTGATGGCACGGTTAAATTTAAAATAGTTCAACAATGAGTGATATAATTTATATTGGCTATGATTCTGTTACTAATATAGTAAACAGTTCAACTGGTTGGGCAAGTTATGTAGATACAGCCTATACAAGCGGTTCGCCTTTTTCTGTTTTAGCGGGTGTTACCGCTGCTTTACCTAATAATGCTGGGAATATAATTGATTCACAAAAACCATTGGATGTGCCTACTTTTTATGATGGTACATCTATCACGGGAAGAAATGGAGATTCATTAGATTTGCAAATATATTTCCGATGTTTGCCCGCCAATATAAATGGTGAATTAGACATTTGGATTGATATAGGCGGTTCGGTTGGGGTTTTATATTTGCAAACTTTTTTCTTTCGTGCAGCTAGTGAAAAAGGTATAATGTATGCTTTACCAAGTGCTTACACGCTAAACACATGGCAAACTAACGGGGGGCGGGTTTATGTTAAACCTAGTGTTAACATGACGTTTTGGGGAATGAATTATAACTTTGACAGAACGCACAAATCCACATTATAAAAAAAATTGTAACTTTATAAAAAATAAATGATATGCCAGCAGTAAAAATTGTAACAGTTATCTTAGACGACAACACTACATTACAGTACGAATTTGACGAAAATCCAGACGTTGCAACTGTTGATTCGGCAATGGATGGAATTGGTGGACGACCTAAAGACCGCGACTAATGAAATCAAAGCACTATCGAATACTAATGTTTGGCTTAATAACATGGATATTATGCAACAATCTATGGCTCTTCTTTGGTGCTAAAACTTATTACATTGGCACTGCATTGATTATCCTTTGTAGTGCCTATATTTTAAACGACATAACCACTATTGCAAAAAGAAAAATTATAACCTTGTTTTTCTTATTCGCTTCTTTTAATAACCTTGTAGATGAACTATTTTTAGACCCTACAAAGTTTCAATTGAATGAATACCTAACAGCAATACTATACCTAACCTACCTAACATGGAAAAATTTGAAGAGTTCGCGCAATGGCTAAAAATAATAGGTCTTGAATTAGGCTTACTTGTTGCGGGATTATTCGGAGCAATTGTATCAATGCCAAAAGAAAAAGAATTAAAATTTATGGGGCGCGTTATTTGGGTAATTTCAGGCTCAATGATCGCAAACTATTTAACACCTATTTTTAGCGCATGGTTAAACATGGGTGACAACACTAAATATGGTGCTGGATTTTTACTTGGGTACTTGGGTATTAAATCCGTTGAATTAGCAATAGTAAGAATAAAAGATAAATTCAAAAGCAATGAGAATAATTAGAAAAATTAGAGCGAAAACACCGCAAAGAGATAAAGCAATTGGTAAGATTTCAACAGTAATTGGAACAACGTGCGCTACTATATTAGCTTTAGGACTAGTAGTTAACCCTGTTGGATTGGTTGCACTAACAGTTGGTAGTGTTATATTCGGCGGAAAGGCATTATTTCACGCTACAAAAACAGTCGAAGATGTTAGATAAGTTACAAGATTTCGACGTTCTATTTTGCTACGGTGACGGGTTGTTATCTAAAGCAATTAAAACGGTTACACAATCGGACTTTAGTCACGCTGCACACTTTCGATTAATCAACGGTAAAGCGTTTGTTGTTGATGCACAAAAGAACGGATTAACAGCACGACCATTTGAAGAGTGGCAAGACGAATTTAAATACACGTTTATAGTAATGCGTGAACCGAACTTGACGGCTTTAACAATTGAGAATTACGCAACGCGTGAATTTGACTTGTTAGGAACGCGCTATGACTTTGAAAGCCTAACTATTCGACAACCGCGAAAGATAGTAATTGAAGCGTTGAATAAATTACGTAAAAAGAAAAATGATTCTTGGAACGAAAAGAGCGATGCTAATGAACTTAAACGCTTGTATTGTAGTGAGCATATAGCAACTGTACGAAACTTCGTAGAAAAGCAGTTAACACCGAAAGAATTACTATTTGAGTGCATAGCAAGAGGTTATACAAAAACATGGAAATATGAATACACAGGAAGCAATTAAACGATTTGGACAACCAAACGAAGCAGGAACTTATTTAACGACTATTGATTTACCCTATCCTATGCGTATTGCGTGGGACGTAAATACAACTGTTAAAAAAATGCGATGTCATAAATTAGTAGCTGAAAACTTTAAGGCTGTATTTACTGAATTGTTAGAGGTTTACGGTTATGAAAAAATCAAAGAATTAGGAATTGATTTATTCGGTGGATGCTTTAACTTTAGAAAGATGCGAGGCGGAAATAGTTATTCAATGCACGCATGGGGTATTGCAGTTGATTTAGACCCAGCACGAAACAAGCTAAAGGAAACAAAAGCTACAGCACGATTTGCAAGACCTGAATATAAGCCAATGATTGATATTTTTTATAAGCATGGATTCATTTCTTTGGGTGTAGAGAAGAATTATGATTTCATGCATTTTCAGATTAAATAGTTGAACAACGCGCGAAAGGCATCATAGGATAGTTGTTACTATGTTAACCGATTGATTAATTCAGTCGGTTTTTTTGTTTAAAACGGTGTGTCTAAATGTTCTTCAATCGGTAAGTTATAATCAACATCAACTGTAATAGCCTGCAATTGTCTAAATGATTTACGTTGAGAGCCTAAAATATAACCTTTATCTTTCCATTTAGCGCATTTTAATACACCAAAATACCGAACACCACTTTCAAATGGCATTCGATATAATTCTTTTTTATGCCAAATGTATTTTTTGTTGGCGTAATAAAACCCTTTATTCATAACGTTTTTACATTTTATATTGCTCTTAGCGATTAGTTATAGCCAATGATTAGAAACTGCAAACGCAAGAAAATTCATCTTCTAATTCCAATCTTCCTGTTCTTGGTAATTCGGCTAATTTTACCAAGTCATCTATTGATTTGTAATCTCTGAAAGAAACTGAATTATATTTCTTTTCCTCATTTCTAAACCAATCAATAAAACGAGTTCCGTAAATTATATTATTTATTAAATTTTCATCTGATTTTTTCCAACACAATTCGCAATTGCCTAAACTTCCATGAATTGACAATTTAAAAGGTTGCTTATTCCAAAAATCGTTTAATTCTCTTTGAGATATTGGCATATAAAAATCAGTTAACAAAGGAAATATTCTTTGCTTTTCTTCTTTAATTTCCGCCCACGATATACGTTTAGGCATATCTTCTTTTCTGTAACCAATTGATTTTTTATAATTGTTTACACCAAAAACATCATCACAAAATTTCTTTGCTGGAGTAGTTTTTAAATTTTCAGAACAATAAGGAGCGTCAGGGTTCGGCATACCATCAAAAACACCTTTATTTTTATGCTCAATCATTTTAGAAAATGGCAAAGCATTCATATTCATCGTTTCAAAATCAACTAATTTATAAGTAACACCTACATTCATTTCGTTAGAATAAACACCCTCAATTATGTTTAAATTAATTTTCCAATGCTTTACAATGTTTTTTAAAAAATCAATCGTTTCTGGTCGTTCCATTCCTGTATTACAAAAAACAAAAACTTTATTATAGTGCTTATACTTTTCAGCGTGCAAAATATGATAAGCCATAAATGCAGAACTACGACCACCCGAAACCGTAACCATTAAATTATCACTGGCTATAACACCAGTTTTGCAAGATTGCTGGGTTTGTTTTTCGTTTGAAATATTTTCTTTCATTGTAATTTTATTTTTCGTTAGACATTTATTTTTAATAGTCGCAACCTCGCAAAGCTGAGGGAACGTTAACACAAAGATATGTAATAATATGTAAAAATACGAATACCACTCATCACACATATTTACCGTTTATCATATTTTGTTTAAAAGTGCTTGCAATTGTTTAAAAGTGTTGTACATTTGTAAGGTAATCAAAAACGAAAAACATGAAAAAATCACTTTTAATATTATCCCTACTATCAACAACAGTAAACGCTCAAAAATTACCAGTTGACAAAGTAGCGCACTTGGGAGTAGGTTTTATATCTTCAAGCATGACAACGGCTATACTAACTCGATACGATGTTAAACGTCCAGCGTTAATCGGTTTCGGTGTTGGATTTGCACTAGGAGTAGGGAAAGAAATAGCAGACATCTACACGGGAGGAAATCCTGAGTTTAAAGATGCGTGTGCTACTATATTAGGTTCGGCACTTGGATGTTTTACAATTAAAATAGCAATTAAATAAATTATGAGAACGGAAAAGGAGCTACTCCAATTGCTATTGGATAATATAGATAAGCTTGAAACGGGTTTATGTTATTTGACTTATTTTCTTTGGGTTTACCATAACTCAATTTCTTATGATGAAAAACAAAAAATAACTCTTTATATAGAGTTAAAAGCACCTAAAAAGAGAAAGGATTGTTTTCATTGGAAGCCTAATGAAAAACAGCCACGCATTGAATGGTTAAAGTCACAAATCGAAAAACTATAATTATGAAAATAACAGGACACGGAAAGACTACAATTTCCACTAAATCAAACGATGTAACTGCATCAAATACTATCGGTAATAAAACACTGCCAAAGATAATCCAAACGCAACCTAATAAGGCTTATTTCGAATGCTTAGTTGAATTTCCATGCGGTCGACGTGAGTACATTAGCAAGCGTGAATATTTACAATTAAAACACGGTTAATATGCTAGAAGAAAAAGGAACAAAAACCTTGCTTTTATTTAGCGGGTTAATCGTATTAGTCTTAATGGCAATATCGTTTTGCGTGGGTTGCTATGTAGGAGCGAAACAACAAGAGAAAAAGCAGTGTGTAATTAGAATTGTAGAGTGATGAAGCAAACACCATACATACGCGCTAAACGTAGAGAAATGTGAGATTGCAACTATCTGCACTATGCCGACGGGAAGCCAATTAAAAAGCTAATTAGATTAAACTCTAAGATGCAAGTAGTAACAATTGAAATTAAGGTATGAACAGAACAACAATTACCGTCGAGTGGGAAAGTCACACCGATTTTAGAAACGCGCTTGAACACGTGGCAATGAGTAATGAAATAGGTGTTCATTACAGTTCAAAAAATTTTGTAGTAAACTCAATAACAGAAATAAATGGTAACACAACAACAATATACAGTCGCTTTAAAAATTGTTATAGAATATTCACAGCAAGAATTGCAAAGATTAGCAATCGGAAACGCTGAATTAATGCGCGAAGCTGAAAGGATGAATTCTATAATGGAAAGAGTTGAAAACATGGTAATCATGAAAGAACTTAGAAAAGTGACGCGTGTTCGTGAAGTAGTTACAATTAGACAATCTTTAATGTGGTGGATACGTGAAAATACAGATTTGACTTTTAATGCAATAGGAAGCCTATTAATGGCAAAAGGAGCAAAAGATAGCACTAAACATTGTAATGCACTTCATGCTCATAAAATTTGTAGTAAGGTGACAAGAAAAATTGACAGTAAACTATTTGAAGCTAAACAATGGGTATCTATTGAAATGGCTGGACTAGAAAAAAGAAAATAACAATGGAAGAAGAACAAAACCGAGTGATAAAACAAATGTTATTGATTATCTTTACATTACAAAGTTGTTTGCACTTGCTTGATGAACTACCAGAAAACAGTCCGTTTAAGCAACAAAGAAAACTTGAATACAACAAATGCTTGTTACAGTTGCAAAAGTTCGTTAAATCGTGTGAAATCGACTTAAATAGCATTACGGCAATACTTGAGGGAAGCGAGCAAAACTATATCGACGTTGTAAGTAGCATTGATAAGTTCATTAACACAATAGAAGTTAAACTTTAAAATCAAATAAATATGTTCAAATTAACAGGAACTTTAAAAGTCAAAAACGATACCGTTGTATTATCGGATAAATTCAGCAAACGTGAATTTGTAATTACCGATAATTCGAGTATGTACCCACAAGATATTCTATTTCAACTAACGCAAGATAAATGTGCTTTGTTAGATAGTTTTGAAGTAGGTAAAGCAATTGAAGTATCATTTAATCTTAATGGTAGAGAATGGATTTCACCACAAGGAGAAACACGTTACTTTAATACCCTTAACGCATGGAAATTAGAGGGCGCGCAAATTCCACAAACAACACCAACGGCAAACGCACCGATTCCGAGTACACCAATTGGAAATGATGAACTAACGGATTCATTGCCATTTTAACATTAACCAAGCGCGGGTGGATTCATTCGCGCTTTTTACCACTCAACACTTTATCCAACCACTCAACACAATTTTAAACAAAACACTTTGAAGTTGGTGTATGTTTGTTGGGTAATTAAAAACAAGAAATTATGGATTTAATAATGAAATTAATTAAAAACGAGCAAATAACAGATAAGGATTTAGCTTGGGAATTGTATGATATCTGCGATAGTGTTCATTCGAGTTGTAACTCTGATTGTCCTGTTTATGAATTAAACGGTAATAGCGTTCCAGATACAGCTAATGATTGGAAAGTAAATAGAGGTTGTGACTGTTTTAAAAATGGTGATGAAATGTTATCCTTTATTCGTTCTAAAATATAATGTGACCATGAAATCACTAACTAAACAACCAACACAAAGCGACCTTTTAACGCTTTCAAAATATGAAGCGAGTAGAAACATACGCGCGACACGTTTTAGCCATGCAGAACTATCGCAAATGACGTTAAAAAGCTATGTAGCTAAGAAAGGAATAGGTAGCAGAAAAGATGTAACACCTGACAACTTCGACCAGATTATAAAATTCAAGCGAGTTGGTGATGCAATGCAAGCGGTTGGACTGGTAGGAAATGAACCGACACTTTTAATTTTGGAATGATGAAGAAATACAAAGTATTAAACCTATACGCTTGTCTTGGTGGCAATCGTTACAAGTGGGATGAAGTAGCAAAAGAAGCTGGAATAGATTTAGAGGTTACGGCTGTTGAACTTGATGGTGAATTATCAAGATTGTACCTGGAAAGATTCCCAAATGATATAGTTATTATAACTGATGCTCACCAATATTTGTTAGACCATTACAAAGAATTTGATTTTGTATGGAGTTCTCCACCCTGCCCAAGTCATTCATCTGTTAGAATAAGTCAAAAGAATAGAGATTCTTTTACTGCTGTTTATCCGGATATGAAACTTTATGAAGAAATCATTTTTTTAGATAATTATTTCAATGGTAAATATGTAGTGGAAAATGTAATACCATTTTACGAACCATTAATTAAATATCAAAAAAGAGGAAGGCATTTATATTGGTCTAATTTCATGTTACCTAGCGATGTTAACGAAAGATTAGATGGCAAGGGATTGATTTCTACAGCAAAAGATGAAGTAAATAAACTTTGTGCGTTCCACGAAATAGATAAAAACTTCCTTGATACTTACAAAGGGATTCAATCAAAGGTTAAATTAGTTAGAAACTTAGTTGATTATTCTGTTGGAAAAACAATATTTCAAACAGCTTTAGGAATATTCAAAAAACAAAACGAAAATCAAATTAGCATATTTGACCAAATACCGGAATGATGAAACACCCAGAATACGATTTACAAGTAGCGGTTTGTGAGTATTTGAATTTACAGTACCCAAAATTAATGTACACTAGCGATACAATAGCTTCTATTAAGTTAACACCACAACAAGCAAGTCGAAACAAGAAGATTCAAAAGGATGGCTTTAAAATGCCTGATGTTTTGATATTCGAACCGCGTAGTAAATTCCATGGATTATTCATCGAACTAAAAGTTGATTCACCTTGGAAGAAAGATGGAACGCTAAAGAAGAACGAACACTTAGAGGGGCAATGGAAAACGATTTTAGACCTAGTTTCTAAAGGGTACTATGCCGACTTCGCAACGGGGTTCGATGAAGCAAAAGAAAAAATTGATTGGTATATGAATTTGTAAGAATAATTCGTATATTTGTGAATAGTCTATACATCCACAGACTTAAAAAAAATTATTATAAGCCTTGGAATTTCAAACGGAGTGGATGCTGTTTGTCTTTTCAGGGCTTTATCATTTAATACATCCACTGAATGGCACGACCAGAACGAAAAACAGTCGATTATTTTCCGCACTACATTAGTGACGGAAAGAAAATGTTCTACATAGAACAAAAATACGGTAACGATGGATACGCTACATGGTTTAAGATTTTAGAATCTTTAGCAAGTACTGATAACCATTTCTTGAACCTATCTAATAAAATGGATTTACTATTTCTTAGCGCAAAATGTAGAGTTTCAGATTCAATCATTTTAGAAATACTAAATGACCTTTCTGAATTAGGAGAAATAGATGATTTCCTTTGGATGAATAAGATTGTGTACTCACAAAAATTTATTGATTCAATACAAGATGCTTATATGCGTAGGAATAATAAATGTATGAGTTACGAAGATTTCTGTATACATTTTTCTAGTTTATGTACTACAATAACTAAGTTACAGTATGATAAAAAGAACGGTAATACACAAAGTATATTAAACAATAATAAATCAAATCATACTAAACAAAATAATATTAAAGAAAAAGAAAATAAATTATTACTCTTTGATTCATGGTGGCATCAATATTCTTATAAACATGATTCAGCAAAGTGTAAAGAATTATGGTGTAAACTTTCATTTGAAGAAATAAACAAAATTTTAGAAGTAGTTTCCGATTATGTTAAATCTACACCTGATAAAACATATAGGCTTAAACCTATGAACTACTTGAAACGTGAAGCATGGAATAACGAAATAATAATTAAAACCTTAAACAATGGAACTACAAACAACCAACAACAGAAACGAACTCTCGAACAACAAGCAGAAGACATTACAGCCAGAATTTTTGGCCATGGTTCAGGACAAAATCAAAACCCAACAAACACCGATAACGGTGTCGAAGACATTGATTTCGTCTTTTCTTAAAGAAGATAACGAGTTTTGCGCTTTGGATTTAGATAGACTCGCAAAGGCATTTGTTTACATTACACGCGTTTACTATGGCTTAAATCCTGATAACGTTGCAGACGATGTTTACCGTGTTGTAATAGCTGAAATAATCAACAAATATAAAACGCTTACTTTTCTACAACTTAATTTAGCATACTCAGAACGCACGATTGAAAAGCGACAAGGTGTTTCCCTTACTAAGGGGGAGTTAATGCAACCAATCGAAGATATGTGGCATAAAAAGGGGGTTGTTGAATCTATTGCGAAACAAAACTTATCAGATTTTGAAGAAAAACAGAACGCTTTTCAAATTGCACAACAATTCAAAGAAGACGCAATGAGTATTTACTTACAAGATTTAGCAAATAAAAACAAGGTTTACAGCGGTTCGGATTTTCAGGCAAGTTCTTTCGCTAAAAACTTTGAGGAACTATTTACACCTGACGAATTAGAAGCGTTTAAATTGGATGCTAAACGTTTACACCGTGAACTAAGTTTTCAATTTGAAAATTCAAAGGAGATTATCAATTTACCGCCAGCTGGTGAAGATAAGATTTATTGCAAGGTACTACTTAACAACGCCTTAAATCGTGGAATGAATGGATATTTACTAATTAAAGATTGAGTTATGACAGATGAAGAAAAAGCATTTTTTAATGCTAAAAGTCTAAAGTTAGAGATTGATTATACAAGAAAAAAACTTGCTTTGACTAATAAACTAAACGAATTAAATAGTCAGTATAGTAAAGATTTAAAGGATTTTATTTCAGAAATTGAAGAGTATAAAAAGCAGAAAAATAGAAACATTAATTAACGGGGAATTATGAAAGAAGAACTTTTAAAAATGGGTTACTCATTAAAGTAAAAACCGCTTATAAACTAAAATAATTAATATGAAAAATGAAATTTATGCAGTAATAGCATACAGATATGGAGATAATGAAAAGCACTCTTATACAATTGGCGTGTTCAATAAAAAACATGCAGCTATAAAGTGTGCTGATAGTCATACCGAATACAGAGATGGTAAATATTCATGTGTTGTTGAAAAGTGTTTGTTAAATGAATTTGATAATATTTCAAGTGACTATACAACTGAAATTTACAGAACAAAGTCAAGGGGGTCAATTAACCGCTTATAAACTATTCTAACCGTCCATCACAATATTGAAAAATTGCCCGTGGTGAATGGTTAGATTTGTTGAAACTTAAAAAAGGAATTATGAAAACATTAAATTTAAGAGATGAAAATTATAATTGGAAATCATTTCAATATAATGATTTATCTGAATTAAAATCTGAATTAGAAAATAGGAAAATTTTAATTGGTGACGATGCTTCGATTGGTGACGATGCTTCGATTGGTAACCGTGCTTCGATTGGTGACGATGCTTCGATTGGTAACCGTGCTTCGATTGGTGACGATGCTTCGATTGGTGACGATGCTTCGATTGGTGACGATGCTTCGATTGGTAACCGTGCTTCGATTGGTGACGATGCTTCGATTGGTGACGGTATTAAACTAATTACAGGAATTTACTTTAATGGCTCAAATCATTCAGTTACATACGTTGGAGAAAATAAAATTTCAATAGGATGCAAATGTTTTTCAATTGACGAATGGAAGAATAAATTTAAAGAAATTGGAGAAAATAACAATTATTCCGAAGAGCAAATAAAAGAGTACGAAAATTACATTTTACTAATTGAGCAATTTGTTAAAATACAAGAAGAAGCAACAACAATTTAAACTAAGAATTATGAACGAATTAGAAATTGACTTAGGCGTTACGATTGTCCCTAAGTCAGACCAATTAAACGCGGATGATTTAATTGCTGGAGCGCGTACAATTCGAATACGCGACATGAAGCAAACGGAAAGCGAAACGCAACCGATTAGTATTTACTTTGATGGTGACAATAATAAGCCTTATAAGCCATCAAAAGGAATGCGTAGGGTATTAGTTCAACTTTGGGGAACTAAAGGTAAAGAGTATGTTGGACGAAGCCTAACACTATTTCGGGATGAAACAGTTAAATTTTCTGGCGCAGAAGTAGGTGGAATTGTTATAAGCCATGCAAGCCATATTCAAGGTGTTAAAAAGCTATCTATTACAGTTGCAAGAAGTAAAAAAAAGATGTTTACTATTACACCTATTGACTATATCGCACCTGCGCCAATTGACCCGACAAATGCAATTAGTATTTTGAACGAATCGAAAACATTATCTGAACTTAAATCGAATTGGAGCAAGTTAAATAAAGATGAACAATCTTTACCAATTATATTGGCTGTTAAAGATAAATTGAAAGGAGAATTAGCATGATAGCATACAAAGATATAATTCAAGGTAGCGAGGAATGGCACGCTATTAAGTGGGGTAAAATTGGTGGTACACTTTCGAAAGGATTGTTTGTTAAATCAGATACACTATTAATTGACATACTTTCACAGCGTTTAGAAGAATTTGACTTTATCGAATCGTTTACATCCGATGCTATGGAGCGAGGTAATGAATTAGAGCCAGAAGCGCGCGAGTATTTGAATCAATACACAGGTTTAACATTTGAGGAATATGGATGGTTACAAAGCGAGAAAAACGAATTACTAGGTATTTCACCAGATGGAATGACAAGTGATGAAACAATGGCTTGTGAAATTAAATGTTTTGGACGTAAGAAGCACATGGAAGTACTTTTAAGCCAAGAAATACCTTTAGAACATATTGCACAATGTGTTCATTATTTCACGGTCAATCCAAAGTTACAGAAGCTATATTTTATTGCTTACAGACCCGAAGCACCTAAACACTTCATTAAAGAGTTAACACGTGAATCAATGCTTAATTTTGGAACTAAAGCTAAGCCGGTATTAGAATCAATAGATGAAGCTATAAAAGTAGCACTAAAAGAAGCAAACACATTACTCAAGCAAATTAACGAGAAAACAAAACAACTAAACGATTTTTAACATGGAAAACGGAAACACACCAATTAACCCTACAGAAATATATAGCGAACGTGGATTTAAAATTGGAAAATACGATGGCTTAACAAAACGAGAATATTTTGCAAGTTTGGCTATGCAAGGTATGTTGTCAAATTCATCTTTAGTCAAATCAATAAACACAAGAGATGGAATCGAAATATTATCAGAAACTTCATTAATATTTGCAGACGAAATTTTAAAACAACTTGATAAATAAATAACATGGAAAACGACAGAAAAAAAGAGGTTGAAATTATACTAAAATCAATCGCGAAAGATTTGATTACCGATTCTACTATTATTGCAGAGGGGGAAATGAGCAAGAAAGCGAGGGATTTAATGGTTGCTAATTGTGAAAGATTCATTGACTACAATAAGCAGTTGGATATTTTAAGTGGGAAAAATAGTGTTAGGGGTTAACGGTTTCGGGCTTTGCGTTCGGCAGGGCTTAGAAGCACAAAAGATTAATTAACAACTAAAATTCAATAGAATGAAAAAAGATGGATTAACAAACGAAACCCCTGCTAATGCAAAACCCGTGTTAGCGGTTCGTACCTGTGAAGGTTCATGTGAAATTCACAAGGGCGAAGTGATACCTGTAATAATTGAAGGACACGGATGGGATGGCACAAATTTCAACTATTGCCAAGGGGCAATAGAGGAAGATGAACGCAGGGGATTTGTCTTAAGGCATGACCGATAACGGTAAGTATATGGCAAGTTGAGGATTAAAATGTGCTACCCTATTGAGCCACACGAAAGTAAATTAACAGCACAAATATTGCAAAATGGAACGACACCCCCAATTTGCTATATACATTGTTATAGGGCGTTTTAATTTTATCACAATGAGCTTAGTAACATTTAAAGATGGCAAAAAAGAATTTAAACTTGGAACTGTTTCAATGAATTGGCTTGAGAAAAGAGATGTTTTTGATAAATTTCAAGAAGACCATGACCAATACTCGGAAATAATTTTTAAAACAAGTAAGCATAACGTAATCGAACTATCATCTGAAATTATAAAAGCAGCAAAAAGCGACCCTATGTTAAGGGCTGATATTCATGATAAATTATTGGAATTTGCTGAATTTGTAAAAAATAGTAATGGGCTAGTGTGTACGCTTTCTTAAATGCCCTATAACACAAAAACAAGTCGCATTTACCACTCAACACACAATACAACCGTTCATCACAATTTCGTTAAATGTTCGGTTGGTTGTGCTTATCTTCGTTGAAACAAAAAGAAATTATGAAAATTCAAGTAAAAACAACAACAGTAAAAACTAAGCAAGTAGAAATAGAATTTCCTTACTACACAAAAGATTTATGTCACTATTATAAAGTAGTTAATGAAAAAACTATTATACAAGTTACAGAAACAGATTATCTTCCATCTATTTGTTTTTCTTATTTAGACCATGCTTTAAAATATAAAAAAACAACAGAATCACAGTTTAATAAAGCATATAACAAGGTGTTAAGTAAAATCTCTAAATACATTTAACTATGAAAGCATATTTGACAAAAGGACTTATCCTAAACAACAAAGTAGTAGCCGATTTAATATCACAAGGCACGTTTAACGAAATGAATTTTAACGATTCAATCGATATTATGGATGTTCATTTAAGCTATGAAAAGGACGGCATGAGTAAACTTAGCATCGTCTTTACAAATGTTAACTTTACCGAAACTAACTATTGTTTTGATTGGTTCGGAAACAATGAAATTACATTAGACCTTTCACACACTTCGCAAGGTGTGTCTTGGGATTGCTCGCTTGATTACGATTTTTGCAAGGAAACACGCGCTTACTTCGATGAAATTGCGAAAGAGGTTAACGAGTACTACTATGACGATATTTGCGACATGGAGGACGATTACAATGAGAACTCAAAGTACGACAGAATTAGTGGTAATTAAAAAAAACATATAATTGCAGGGTATAGACACGAAAGGCATAAGGAATCTAATAAACTATATTAATACAGAAAATTGTGTGCAATTATTTTAAAAACAAAAAACATGAACAACGAAACATTAAAACGCGACCTTGGTAGTAGGTTAATATATGGGGTGAAGGTTCAATATGAAGGAATATTGAATGGTAAAGAACGTAGTAAATCCATAAAAGAATGGAATGAAAAAAACAAGGATGTTCATTTTCTTGAGTCTGAACCACTTATTTTGCCTGATGAAATAATCGGGCTTAAAATAGCAACTTTAAAAAGGATTACCCAATATAAAAAACATTGGGTTGCAGAAGCTGGGATAAAACAGTATAAAAAGTTTTACAATGGAAAAGGATTAAAGCCAATACTCTTTTCAACCTCATGTCTTACCAAACCAATCACAGTAAGCACTTACAACAATGGAAAGCCGTTTGTGCCGATTGAGGAAATGGCAAACATTGGCTCAATATACTATGGAGGATTTGAAGAGGCAAAATTCGCTATTGAATGTTTAGAAGCTGGATTAAGCCATGAAATGTATGATTCATGGATGGTTGAACTACTTCAAAAGTGGCATATCAACTACCGCCTTTCACCCGACCAATTCATTGAAGCAACTAACGAGTATGAGTAAGAAAATAGAATACAGATGTGATTTATGCCATGATGTTCAAAAAGATTTGACTGTTATTAAGTGTTTTTATTGGGATTCAACAATCAAAAATGAAAATAATAGTTTTGGAAAATATGTACTAAGCACAATCTTAGATAAATCTGGAACACATATTTGCGATAGATGTTTAAATGTAACAGCGCAACACGCGCAAACGAACGTAAAAAATTGAAGTGATGAAAACATTAACTAAAAAAGATTTACCAATTGGAACTAAGGTTGTTCCGCATGATAAGACGGCAGGATATAGTATTGATAAATGTCCAGAATATACAAAATTTAAAAACCAAGGCTTTCTATATGTAGTAGGACATCATCAAGGATACTTATACCTTTCATCTGAAACAACAGGAAATATTAGTTTTTACAACTACTCCGATGTAACTCTTTACCAAGAAAAGCCAAAAGTAAAGAAGTCGGAATTGCTTGAAATGATTAAGGGATTGGAGTCAAAAGTTAACGATTTAAACATTTCTATTTCAGATTTACAGATTAAGAATTTTTCAGATATGAATGCTAATGCGGGTTTGAATCATTTTTCAGCTGTAGATAAGCCTAAATTTGAGGTTGGTAAGGTGTATAAAGGTGAAAATGTTATTTTTATGTGTACACTTTTAAATGATGGAAATAAACCTTTTGGTTATGGTATTGCATTTGGTGATTGGATGGAAAATAATAACGAAGACCATTGGGACACATCATCAACAGAAGCGACAGAACAAGAATGGTTTGAAGCATTATCTAATTACGCAATTGAAAATGGGTATGTAAAGGGTGTTAAGATTGGTGGTTTTGAGCTTACGGGCGGTTATTTCAATAATGGAAAGAACACTTATTTAACTGCTTATTGTTATGGAAGAATTGATGCGGACGGTATTGAAATTATGCAAGACGGCAAATGGATTCCGTTAGACAAACCACAATACGAAATAGGTGCTACTTATGCGTTTGCGGATGGTGAATATTATTTTGAAAACTCTAATTTTTTAATTGGACAATTAGAAAGAGTTGATTTTGATGAAGAATATCCATTTGTAAGAAAAGAAGGTGCTATTTGGAAATACGCAAGAAGAATTGGATACACTTTGAAGTAAGGAAGATTATGGGAATAAAGAAAAAATGTAGAGAATTAAATAAGGCAAAAAATCTATTTGTTAAGTGGTTGAAGGATAATAATGCAGAAGATATTGATGTTTTTGAAGGCTCAAATTTACCAAGTGAAGGCTGGGATTATTACCGTAGTGTATCTGCTTTTATTGGAGAAACGCTTTATATGGTTTACTTTACTATGTGGAATGATAAGATAAAAATCGACTATTCAGATGGAGAAAACAGATATAATGAAATGAGTATTTATGAGTTTTGTCAATTAATTCATAATTAAAAACGAATCAAAATGAAAGACTTGAAACAATACTATTGCAAGGTTACGCAAGAAGAAGCAAATGAAGCGCGTGAATTACTTATTAAGGCAAATGAAAAGATTTGGAAAGATTGCCTTTCATTTGAAGTATATTATGGAATATGTTATTTACAATGTGATTCAGACAATAAATATTGGTTTACTGATAGCGATATACACTTATGCCAATATACCAAAACAACCTACCCACAATTCAAACAAATGTTAATCGACAAAATTAAAGAGAATGAAAAGAGAGATATTATTTAAAGCGAAGCGCGTAGATAACTGCGAATGGATTGAGGGTTTTTATTGGTGCGAAAAGTTTAAAGAGTTTCCGGAAAAACATTGGGTTATTGAAACTTATAAGGACAAAAAAGGATTTCATCAACACGGAACACAAGTCCACCCCGAAACAGTTTGTCAGTTTACAGGAAAAGAAATTAACGGTATTAAATTATTCGAAGGTGATAAGGTTAAATCATTTCATTTTAAAGGAGTTAATGATCATGGTAGAGGTAGAAAGAATTACTTTTTAGAACATGTTATTTTATGGAACAATGAATACTCATGTTGGATGGCTTCTTCCGATGGAACAACAGAATTAAAACCTGGAAATGTTCAGTTATTTGTGTTTCTTAAAAACATGATTGAACCAAAAATAATTGGAAACATACAAGACTAATGAAAGCAATTGACACGAAACGAGGGCAAATGGTTATCTATAACGGTAACGAGTTTGAAGTACTAGAAACACGAATTAAAAACATAGTGATTAGCAATGGTAGTTTAAAACTGATTGTTAGTTACGATAAAATTGAAATGGTATGCAAGTAAACGAATTGAGAATTGGGAATTGGATAACTTCTAAATCAAGTAGGATTCCATTTCAAGTAACGATAGAAGATTTTGTTTTTATTCTTGAAAACATTGAACATTATAAGCCTATATTTGTAACAGAAGAGCATCTATTTAATTTAGGAGCAACCGTTCAAGATTCTACAATAGTATTAGAAATTGAAACAGATATTAAGATTGTTTTTGAACGTGATACTAGAGCGTTCTTTCTGTATTTTGATAATGGTTATAATGGTGTAGATATAGGCTATATTCATAAATTACAAAACCTAATTTTCGAATTAAAAGACGAAGAACTTGAAATTAAACCGTAACTTTGTTTTTCATAATTTCAATTTAGGTTTAACATTACCCACTTTAATCGGTGGGTTTTGTTTTTATCACTATATTTATACTATGGAACAAATAGAGCAAAAAACAAATGACGCTATTTTTAAATCGGACTTTACAGATAGACCGAAAACAAGTAGCGATATGAAAACAGAAATTGAGCGATATTCAAGGCTTACAAATGAAGATTTAAACGCTATAATGTTGATTGAATTAAAGCTCATGAATCGTAAAGTAGGCAAAATAAATTTTATACTTTCAACCGTTTTTACACTTTCAGTTGTAGTTATTTCATCTTTCTTTATTTATTACTTATTTAAAACTTTAGTGTGATGCCAGCTAGAAAAATGACAATAGAACTTTTTACAGAATTATGTATTGAAATTCAAACATCTAATAAAGGATTGCAAACGCTTTGTAAAAATCATAATTCAAGTGCTTCTGCTTTTTATGATTTGTTAGATAAAAACAAAGAATTAACCGATACATACGTGCGCGCGAGGGAAAGACAAGCGGATTTTTTAGCCGATGAAATAATTGAAATTGCGGACGATGGAACAAACGATACATTAACCCTTAAAGCTGCTAATGGCGAAGAATACGACAAGGAAAACACTGAATGGGTAAACCGTTCAAAGCTACGTGTTGAAGCGCGTAAATGGACAGCTGCTAAACTTCGACCTAAAAAATATGGTGATAAACTAGATTTAACATCTGATGGCGAAAAACTACAAAATACACCTACTTCTATAAGCGTTGAAATAGTCGCTTCAAAGGATATTGATGAAGATTAAATTTAAGGCAACGCAAGTATTCCATGACATTTGGAACGCTATACACGAAACAATAATTGATAACGGAAATGTAAAGCGTAAATATCGGTTATTTGAAGAAGTAGGGGGCTCACGTTCTTCTAAAACATGGAGTAATTTTCAAGTTATCTACTTGTATTCAGTTCAAAACAGAATGAAGAATATAGTTGTTATGCGTGACACGGCCAGCGATTGTAGAGATAAGGTAGAAACAGATTGGAGACAATGGTTGAAAGACCCTAATCTAAGAATAAAGGAATATGAAGATGGTAAAATAAGCGTTGAACAATTAGACGAATATTTAAAGGTCGAAGATTTAAGTCAATATATGGTAGAGAATAAGTCTTTGCACACTTGGACAAATAAGCAAACGGGTTCTTTTATAACTTTTACGGGTACAGATGATGAAAATAGAGCAATTGGTAAAAGTCAGCACGTTTTATGGGTAAATGAGCCTTATATGTTTAGTGAGGAGGTTTTTAAACAGCTTTCACAGCGTACAAGCGATTTTATAATTGTAGATTGGAATCCGAAAGCAAATCATTTCATTGAAAAACAACGTTTAAAGCCTGATACATTTACGCATCGTTCAAGCTTACTTATGAATCCATTTTGCCCAATTGAATCAAAGAAGCAAATACTATCTTACCAACCAATAAAATACGCTAGAGCGGTTTTAAATGGACTTTTTAATAATCAAGATAATGAATTTGAATTAAGAAAAGCATTAGATTATGATTTCGAAAATAACCCATTACAACTATCTAAAAGAGATTTAAATGAACTTCTCAGATGCAAGAATAATGAAGAAAGATTAACGGCTAGTGATTACCATTACAAAGTTTATTTCTTAGGTGAAAAAGCTGAAAAGCCAAATCGAATATTTAATTGGAGAAAAATATCGAAATTAGAATTTGATGAATTAACACCTAAAGCAGAATGTATTGGTGTTGACTGGGGAAAAGTTGACCCATGGGGAATATTGCATGCTAAATATATTGACGGTAAACTTTATTTAAGGGAGTTAAACTATCAAAGTGAGAACGAAATACGTAATTCAATCGGAGCAAACGAAAGTGTTCAAATAGGCAACGACGATGAGGGGATAGGTATAGTAGTATGGAAGTTTAATAAGTTAGGAATAAAAAAAACAACACCTATTATTTGCGACAATAATAGACCACTTAAAATTGCTGGATTAAGACGTGCTGGATGGGAGAAAGCATTACCAGCATCAAAACCTAAAGGTTCGATTATAGATGGTATTGGCTTGCTTGAAAACTTAGAGGTTTACTACACAGAAGATTCACCAAATATTGAATTAGAGCAAGAAAATTATTCTTATAAAACGGATAGATACGGAATACAACTAGAAGATACAGAGGACGCAAATAATCACACTATTGACCCAGCTAGATACGTCGCTTTATATTTACAATCAATTGGTATTATAAAGTCTGTATAATAATCAATGCTTCTTCTTTGCTATACCCAGCCTTAACTAATGTTTCGATTGTTTTAGCTTTATTTAAAGAAACATCGGAATTAGCTTTTTTATCTTCTTGAAGTGCTGGAATATGTGAATAGTCAAGTTCTAGCCATTCGCCATCAGGCATCTTTAAACCTTTAGTAAATGTAGAGCAGAAATCTTGTGAAAAAGGAATAATCCCGTCTTGATAAGCCATCTTTAATCCCTCATTCAAATTAGCTTGTATCTTTGATTTCTCTTTACTAAAGATGTTATCATTTAATCCAATTGAATCAATTAAACGCTTCATATCTTCGCTTATTTCTTCAAATAACATCATTTGATTAATTGGATAAGCGGTGTGCTCCCAGCTTGCAGGTGTTTTAGTAATTGCTATTGAGCTTTGATTGTCACCATGTCCATAATCTTCTTGTGAAAATTGCTTACTTAAATCTTTTCTATCATCGGAATCCATAGCTATTGGACCTATCATATCTTTTCCACCACTAGATACAAAACCTAAAGCACCACGCTTATTTATATTTGCATTTCTAAATCCATAAGCACCACGAATATTAGTAATAGGCATTTGATTTGCTACAATTGGCGAAATACCTTTAAATGGATTATCTGGGTCAATATTCTTGTGATGGATTAATTCGGACGCTTTGTAATACTTTGTTTCACTTCCGTAATTCTCTAAACAATAACGCTTAATTATAGAATCAATATCGTACTGCTCAAATCTCAAATTATTTAATTCAATCTTTATTTTTTCAGGTGGTAAATTGTTCAATATACTTGGTGCATCTGTTAATGATGAACCCCAAATAGGGTAAGTAATACGATTTCCATAAATCAAATAATGTAACGCACACTCAATTTTAAATTCTTCGCCACTTTGAATAGGATTAGGAGATTCTAGTAAAGCCACAAATTTAGAATCTTCAATAATCTTTCCTTTTTCCGTTCCGTCCATTTTCTTATGCACAAAACGACCATTTGAAAACATCTTTGCAAATCGGTTAAAAACAATGTATATTTCAGGTGTTGTTGAATACAATTGGTACTCGTTGCCAATAACATCTAACCACACTTCTTTTTGATTACCATCGAATTTTAAAGGTTGCTGAACATATGTTTTTGTGAATGAATCAGTACCGCGACCAAAAGATAGTTTGAATTTACCGAATTGAATATTCATAGCTTTTAATTATATTTACATCAAATGTATTGATTTTAATTATATTTGTGTATGAAAAACGAAAAAGAACGTGTTAAAGTTGATGTTAAAAGCATTAAAAAAGACCGTGAAAAGGTAGTTAAAGGTGATAAAATCGTGAAAAAATAAAGTTATGGATAAACCTACTTTTAATAATAAGTCAGAGGAAATTAAGTGGTTAGTTGAAAATAAAGAGTTTTTAATTAACCAAAAGAAATCTTCAAATAAACACGCTGACATAATTCAATGTTCACCTGAATTAGTAGCTAAATCTAGCTCAAATAAAACTGAATCTACTACATCTGTTGATAATAGACTACAAGTTAAAGCTGTTATAAATACAACGGGTATAATTGATTCGCACATGGATTGCCATATTGAGGGCATTTGGACTAAATCCCTAAAGGAACAATCTTATATGCTTTGGTTGCAAGAACACGAATGTGAGTTTGAGTATATCATTGCAGATTCAAAGAGCGACGAATTAAAAGCAAGCGTTAAAACAATGAGTTGGAAAGATTTAGGTTTTAACTTCGATGGTAATACACAGGCTTTAGTATTTGACGCAAAATTGAATAAGGAGCGTAACGAATTTATGTATAAGCAATATGCAAACGGCTGGGTTTTAAACCATTCGGTTGGAATGAGATATATTAAGTTGTATTTATGCGTTGATTCAAACGAACCTGAGTATACCCAAGAAAAAGAAGCATGGGATAAATACTATCCAATTGTTGTAAACAAAGAAGTAGCAGACCAAAGAGGTTATTTTTGGGCTGTCACAGAAGCGAAGATAATTGAGGGTAGCGCGGTTGTAAAAGGTTCAAACTATGCAACACCAACGCTTTCAGTAAGCAATAAAAAAATTGAAGCCGTCGAAGACACTTCAAAACAAGAGCCGTCAGAAGACACTCAAAAACGAAGAAGACTTGTATAAGTCGAATTAAACAATTTATTCATTTAAAAAACTTGTAAGATGTTCGAAAAGAAATCACAGGAAGAAATCGACAAAATGACGGCTGAACAGTATGAAGCTTATGTTGTCGCTAAAGAAACACACGAGGCTGGACTTCGTCAAAAAGAGATTGCAGATGCTATTGCAGAAGCAACAAAAAACAACGCAAGCAAAGAGCAAATTGAAGCGTTAGAAACTCAAAACAAAGCAATTGTTAAGGAATTAGAAGCTTTTGGATTGAGAATGAAAGCAATCAATGAAAAGCCATCTAATTTGACAACTGAAAAAACAGACTTAGAAAAGTTTATTTCTCGTGAAAACAAGAAAGATGCTGGATGGGAAGCTACAACCGTTAAGGCTGCTGCATTAATGACAACTGCTAACGTTATTCCTAACGTTGCTAGTGGATTCAATCAGTTGTTTGGTAACTACATTGACCCCGTAATTCATTCTGCACCTAAGCAAGATGTGTTCATTATGGGATTAGTTGATACACAAATGGCACCAGGTTCTGAATCTGTATGGTATGTTGAACGTGTTAATGAAGATGGTGACGCTGCTTTTATCGCAGAGGGCGCATTGAAGCCTTTAGTTGATGGTGATTACCAAGAACGTAAAGTTGATATGAAAGAAGTTGCAGAGCGTTGGAAAATGACTAAGCGACTAATTAACCACGCTCCATCAGTAGTAGGTGATTTCAGAACACATGCAGACGAATTAATCCGTTTAAAAATGGACTCTGGTGTTTTAACTGGTGATGGTACTGGTAATAACTTGTCTGGTATTGCTGCTTTGGCTGCTCCATTTGTTGTTCCAACTCAATTGGCTAACTTCTACCCATCAGCAACTATCTTTGATGCTATTATGGCTGTTGCTACTTATGTACGCTTAAACAACTTTAAAGGTCAATTAACTTGTGTTTTAAATACGGTTTGGAAAGCTAAATTCTTTGGTAATAAAGAAGCTACAACAAATAACTACATCATGCCATCTTTCGTTGCTCCTGATGGGACTTCTGTTGGTGATGTAATGGTAGTATTTGAAAATGGTATGGATGCAGATTCAATTTTACTTGGTGATTTAAAACGATTTAAAGTTCGTATTGCTGAGGACGTGGAATATGCTGAGGGTTACGAGAATGATGATTTCTCTAAAAACTTAGTTTCACGTAAATTAGAATCTTTCTTAGCTTGTTATTTACCAGCCAACTATGCTGGGGCAATTATTTATGATGATATTGCAACGGTATTAACAGCAATTGAAGTAGCACCTTAATTATAAATTAAAAACAAGTAATCATGGCAGAAGCTAAAGAACCAACGTTAAACTCTAAAGAAATGTTAGAGAATGCTGGAAAAGAAAACAGAAAAGTAAGATACAACGAGCGAATGCAAGTTGAAATAATTGCAGATACTAAGCACTACAAAAAAGGTATGGTAATTAATCCACACACCGTAGTAGGTGAGCAATTAATTAAAGATAAGATTGCTAAATCTGTTAAATAACCGAATAAAACAATAAAGATGGTCACAACACCGAGTTTATACACAGGAAAATACCAGATAGCACAAGACACGCTAACACAAAGTAAGCTTCAAAAGTACATTGATTTGTACGAGCCTATCTATTTAGCAAAGGTTTTTGGTGCTACATTTTCCCAGCAATTTACAAGTGTTCCAACTGACCCAGATTTATTGTTTATTTTCGAACCCTTTACAATAGATGTAGAATGTAATAGGCTATTGGTTAGTGATGGAGTCGCAAATATGCTTTGTGGCTTCATCTACTACCATTATATGGTTGATGCAAACATTCAAGTTAACCAA